AGTATTTTTTATGTATTTATAAAAAGTAAAAATATAGAGTATAAGAGTTTAACAGTTACCGTTACCAACCGTTACCGTCAGTATTTACAAGGCTTTCAAGACATTTTTTGTCAATTTTCAACCGTTACCAAACCGATACCAAGGAAAGGACAGGTGAAAGAATGAAAACATTATCCGCAAGGGAATATTTAGGACAGTTACAGGAACTTGATACTAATATCAATCAGGACTTAGAACGCCTTAATGATATGAAAAATAATGCTTGCAGTACGGGCGGTATTGATTATTCTGCTGAAAGAGTGCAGACAAGTCCGTCAGGTGACAGTTTATGCAAAGCAGTTACAAATTATGTTGCTTTCAATGATGAAATCAATGCAGAGATTGACCGTTTTTCAGATGCCAAGGAACAGATCATCAAGCAGATTAGAGGTCTACACAATGCAAGGTATTCACAGGTGTTGTTCAAGGTGTATGTGCAGTTTAAGAGTTTGAAAGTTGCATCAGGTGAAATGGGTATGTCATATCAGTATGTCAGGAATCTTCACAAAAAGGCACTTACAAGGTTTGAAGAAACCTATGATGATCTGCATTACTTAACTTAATGTATATTTACTGTCACATGAAACAACAAAAAGAGCGTTTTACGATAGATTTTGTTGTTTCAAGTATATTGTGTATTCTTGAATCTAATGATAGGATGTATCTTGACAAGATGGGAATTGTGAAGAAGCGGTTGTTTTTTCACAATTCTTTTTTGTTTATGCCGATATTTGCACCCTGAAATGTAATGTTTCAGGGATTTTTTATTGCAAAAATACATGAAAGGGGTGTTGTTTGATGGCAAAAACGGCAAAATTAACTGAAAAACAGCAACGTTTTGTTGAAGAATACCTGATTGACCTGAACGCAACACAAGCAGCCATTCGTGCGGGTTATTCGGCAAAAACAGCAGATCAGCAAGGTTCAAGGATGTTGGCAAATGTCAAGGTTCAACAGGCAATTAGTGTTGCAATGGCAGAACGCAGCAAAAGAACAGGAATCAATCAGGACAGGGTTGTTTTAGAACTTGCCCGCATTGCTTTTGTGAAGATGACAGACCTTGTTGACAGTCACGGAAGAATAAAAGACGGTGCATCAGAAGATGACCTTGCCTGTATTGAATCCGTGAAATATAAACAGTCTGAATCAGAAACCGGGTCAAGTGTTGAAAGGGAAGTGAAGATTTCACCAAAGCTGAAAGCACTTGAATTACTTGGTAAACACTTGGGTATGTGGAATGACAAACTGGATGTGAACATCACGCAGCCTATTGTTATCACAGGTGAAGATGCCCTTGAAGATTAGGCGGTGATTGCCTATGGTAAAGAACCGCATTTCTTCACAGTATGTTTTTGGGTATCAGAAGTTTATCCTGTACCCGGAAGATTACAAGGTTACTAAGTCCGGCAAGAAGAAAGTACAGTTGCCTGAACTGGTTGGTAAGGGTTACGGTACTTTTTGGCGTTGGAAAGGTAGATATAGGGTATGTAAGGGCAGCCGTGCATCCAAGAAATCAAAAACAACTGCCCTTTGGTACATCACCAATATGATGAAGTACCCACAGGCAAATACCCTTGTGGTCAGAAAGACTTTCAGAACCCTGAAAGATTCCTGTTTCACAGAATTGAAGTGGGCGATTCACCGCCTTGGCGTCGATGCCTTTTGGGAAATCAAAGAATCACCACTTGAAATGACCTACAAACCGACAGGTCAAAAGATTTATTTCAGGGGACTGGATGACCCCCTGAAAGTAACATCAATAACCGTTGATATTGGCTGTTTGTGTTGGATGTGGATTGAAGAAGCGTATGAAATCAGTTCAGAAGATGATTTCAATATGCTTGATGAATCAATCCGTGGTGCTGTTCCTGACGGTTCAGGACTGTTCAAGCAAATAACACTTACACTGAACCCGTGGAATGAACACCACTGGATAAAGAAGCGGTTTTTTGATACCCCTGATGATGAAACCCTTGCAATGACCACCAATTACAAGTGCAATGAATGGTTGGATAAGGCAGACTTGAAAGTCTTTGAAACCATGAAGAAGCAGAACCCAAGGCGTTACAAAGTGGCGGGTCTTGGTGATTGGGGTATTGTAGACGGTCTTGTCTATGAAAATTGGGAAGAAAAGGCGTTCAGTGTTGATGAAGTCAAGACGATTGCCGGGGTCAAGTCTGTATTCGGTCTTGACTTTGGTTATACAAATGACCCGTCAGCACTGTTTTGTGGTCTGATAGATCAGTCAAGCA